AATCGCCGAACAGAACAGTTTTGGCATTGGCAGCGATTGAGCTGGCCATTGCGTTGTTGACGATCACCGGATAGCCCAAGAGCCGCGGTGCGTTGCCGTTAAGCAAGTCGAGGAACAGTGGGCGACTCTGTGAGTCGGCCAGTTGAAGAATGGTAGACCAGATCGACTGGTGCATCATCCATGCGCCATTCTGCTGGTATCCAAAATCGAGGGCATTGCGGCATGCCATGATATTGGCCAGCGTAATGGTGGTTGTGGTCGCGCCAGCAACGCCAGCCGATGAGCCGGTGACTACACCCTGAGGAGCAGTCGTGCCGTTACCAGTTGCGTGGTCGGTCGCCTCTTTGCGGCCAAGACGCTCGCCGAGCAAACCAGCAACTTCGGTCGCAAGATCCAACCCGGAGTCACGTAGGAGCTCATTGCTGAGCAGCACCAGCGACTCGGTGCGGTATGCGCCGAGGATGATCTGACCAAATGTCATGTCAGTAGCGGATGGTGCGGTGTTTTCCGCGCCGATCGCGCCAGGGTTGCCAGTGTCGTCAATCGTGGGGAATGGCAGGCTGTTACCCGACTCGGTGCGGATGACGCGAGCGACATCACGCAACGGGTTGAAATAGACGATTTTCTTCTCGAGCTCTGCGAGGAATCCCTGCGGGATGGTGTAACCACCGGCACTGGAGCTGGTCGAGTTGGCGCGAGTCAGCACGATGCGGTTGGAGCCCAGGTTGAGGCCTGAGCGCTGAGCTGCTGAGCGGTGCTCAGGGCGTGCATCGTTACCCAAGAACCAGCCACAAAGAGCTGTTTCACGGTCCCGATTGGCGCGCTTGTCGTCGAGGTCGCGCGTGAACATTGGCACGCCCACTGGTGCTGGGCGAGTGCGACGCGAGCTTGCGCTGAGCACATCGCTGAGACGTGCGCGAGCTGCCTGCTGCTGAGCTGCTGGATCTGCTGCTGGTGCTTCTGCTGGTGCCTCTTCGCCAGAGACCTCCTCAGCCATTGCTAGCTCGATAGCCGCGATGCGAGCATCGTGGTCTGCGATCATAGCAACGATTTCATCCACTTTTGCGGTCTCTTCAGGCGTCCACTCACGGGTCGATGCCGACTCGTGGTAGGTCTTGGCCTGCTCAACTAGACGTGCTCGCTCTGCGAGCAGGTCGCGACGTGATACGCTCATACAATCCTCCCTGCGCAGCCGAGCTGCGACATAAGCAATTTTCGGCCTCGTAAATGTACGCTTAGCCGCAATTGGCTAGCGCTCCACTGATCACGCGACCGTATCGCGACCGTGGTGTCCGGGTATGCGGGGATGGTGACGACGGAGACCTCGATGAGCTCGACATCAGTCACGGTCCGCACTCGCACTGTTTCCTCGATTGTCCACTCGTCAGCTCGCACAATAAAACCAAATGACATTTGGTTGACATCGCCGCGCTGAATGAGTGCTAGTAGATCTTTGGCATAGCTTGTGTCTGGCGGGTAGATCTCAACGCCAAGGCCATTTTTGTCGGTGCTCAGTTTGAGCGTGCCCGCACTGCGACGACCTAGCACGAGCGATGAGTCGTGATTGACCAGAGCCCGCACATCCGCGGACTTATCCTCGAGCGTGCGAGTAAATGCCGCAGGGCTGATGCGCTCGCGGAACCCGCCCAGATCTTCGCTGAGCGGCCCGTAGACGCTTGCATAGCCCATCAGTCGGCCAGCGTCAGATGAGACAGTAGAGAGTAATCTACGCTCCATTGTCGTCCTCCTTATCCATCTGGCCAGCCACCTTGTTAGCCCATGTTTGCCCCGGATCTCCGCCCCAGAGCGCCCAAGCAATACGGCCAGCGCTCGGGAACCCGTCTTGACCCGGCGACCATCCTTCGCCCTCTGAATCGACGGCATGGCGAGCAAAATAACTCACCATCCGCCCGATTGTGTCGGGGCTGATGTTGCTCCCATTGCTGAGATCTCTGGCTCGAGCAACGCCTACCTCAGTGCCACCGCGACCATATTCGGCTCGCCACGCTAGGCCTCGAGCGGCCTCTTCACGGACGCCAGCAGGTGGCGAGAAATCAATATTGTCGTATTTTGCTCGACGCTCAGCAGGCATCGATCGCTCAGTCTCTGTTTTGCGTAGCGGCAGGATCGGTCGCCATTTGATCCGCCAGCCATGCCTACCACCTGGGCGGCTCGGTGGCACTAGCTCACGCTCACGCTCGATGCCACACACACGGCAGCGATTGGTCGAGCCATGCTCGCAGCTCGGGATCTGGTGCTCGGTCATGGCGAGAGCAAGAGCGATTACAGTATCGCTGGCATATGCCTCAAGGTCGTTGGTCTCTGGCGGTGCTGCTGGTGCTGCTGGCAGCGCTGTAGGATCGACGACGACTGGCGCAACAGTAGGATCGGCAGGCGGTGCCTGAGCTCCGCCCATTGACGATACGGGTTGCATGTTGAGAGGCTGAAGGAACACATCTCCACCCTCGATAGGGTCGAGCTGCTCGAGCGCTCTGATCTCGTTGACGCTGAGCCATCCCCAGTTACGACCGATGGCGTAGGCGCTGTATCGAGCAGCGAGGTCAGTACGCAGCAGCCCCTCGACGCGATGCTCGACGTAGTAGCTGCTGCTGATTGGCAGGAGCAGCTTGTTGCGGACCTCCTGCTCAATGCGGACAAGCCATGGGCGCAGCGTCTCGCTGAGGAAAGCTTGGTTTTCCTGCTCAAGCGAGCTGTACGTGCTGCCACCAGTTGCCCGCAGTTTGGATACGGGGATATTAAACCACCTAGCGATCTCCTCGAGCTGGAAACGTCTGGTCTCGAGGAACTGCGCATCGTCAGGCGGGATGGCGGTCGTGGTCCATTTCATGCCCTCCTCGAGTATTGCTACTCGTGAGGCATTATCGATACCACTGTGCAGACGTTCCCAATCGCCACGCAGGCGACCGCGGGCATCGTCGCTGAGCCTGCCGGGATGCTCTAGCACGCCGGATGGTCGAGCGCCGCGACCAAAAAACGATGAGCCAAATGCCTCAGCAGCGATGCCGAGACCGATCGAGTCTCGAGCCAGCGAGACCACGCTGGCACCGACGTAGCCATCGCCACCTGGGCCGCGTAGATGCAGTACGTCAGATGCTGGTATGTAGGTCGGGCGAGCGTGGTCCGAGCGATAGATATATTGTAGGTCGCCGTTTTCGGATCGCCCGACTTTCATGTTTTCGGCACGCAGCAGCCAGAGGCGCGTTGGGCGGCCGATTGTGTCTCGCTCGATCTCACAGTAGCCATTGCCCCACGTCAGAGCCTGCGCAAGCCATTGCTCACGCAACTGCATCGAGGTCATCTCCTCGTTGGGGGCAAAGCGCAGGAGGTCGGCCACCATCATGTCGTCAGCGATAATCCGCCCGCTCGAGGTCTGCTGATAAACGTGAAAGGGCAGGCTAGAGATGGTCTCAGAGATAATACGGACGGCTTGCCAGAACGGTGCATAGCTGAGCGCTGAGCTCTCAGATACCTGCACGCCAGCGCTGCTAACCGCGCCACCATGAAACGCTATGAGCGCGGGATCTCGCAGGCTTGGGCGATTGCCCATGCGCAGCGTGAATATTCTCTTGATGCGATCGATGATCGTCATATGAGAGTCATCCCTCGCGACTCGTACACCGATGGGGCACCACGCCCTATCGCTCCGCCTGCCTCACCGACTCGAGATCTTGCGACTGCCATGATCGAGGCGACCAAGGCGTCAATCTTTTCCGATGACTTAGCCTTGCTCGGTTTGATATTGCCGGCAGCGTCTGACTCTATCGAACAGTTGCCCAAGCACCATCGCAATACCGGATTGCCGTCATGTCTCAATTTTCTTGCCATGACCAGCGTCTCAAAATCCTTGGCAGCGGGACTCATGCTTGCGTAGCCCTGACCAAATGACACGATGTTCAGCCCATCGCTCTGCATCTGCTGAGCCAACTGACTAGCGTTCCAACGGTCAATTGCGATATCGACTACCCGATACTGTGCGCATAACTGCTTGATCCGCGTGTAGACATCCTCGTACTCGATCACATCGCCATCGGTGACGTTAATATGCCCGCTCGCATGCCACTGGTCGTAGCGCATGCGATTGGTGCGCTCTCTCTGTTTGAGCGCGCCTCGAGGTGCCCAGCATGTTGGCTCAATCCAGATCGTGCCATCGTCCAACGGAAACGCCAGCACAAACGCCGAGAGATCCATGGTCGAGCTCAGGTCGAGCGCACCATAACACAATCGACCATCGAGATCAGGTCGAGGGCTGCGGCATGCGTCCCATGTCTCGGGTGCGATCCATCGTGTGATTGTGTCGGTCCACTCGCAAAGGTGGAGGCGGCGAAATGCTAGCTCGCGGGCAGGGCTCTGCGCTGCGTCCTGCGCAGCTTGCCTCATGTAGTCCTCTCGGACTGAGACGCCATAGCCCGGATTAGCTGCCCGCCATGTGCTCTCCTGTTTCCAGTCTGCGCCATCAGGTGCGCGGTAAAGGACCGGCAGAAAGCTGCGATCCTCTAGTGTGCCATCAGCTACCGCTCGAGCGTGTAGATGCATCTCGTAACAGAGCGAGTTGCGGTCGTGCCCTGCGGTCGTGATCGAGATTGTGAGCGGTTGCTTTCGCGCTCCAGTCGATGTCGTGAGCACGTCCCAGAGCTCGCGATTAGGCTGAGCGTGTAGCTCATCAAAGATAATGCCGCTACAGTTCATGCCGTGTTTAGTGTGGGCATCTGCGCTAATAGCTCGCATGCGCCTGCCGTCTTTGGTGACGATCTCTTTACGCAATACAGAGCACTTGGCATCAAGGGCAGGGGAGTTGCGCACCATTGAGGCAGCGAGATCGAACACGATGGATGCTTGGTCTCGATCAGCAGCAGCGCAAATAACCTCAGCACCGGGCTCGCCATCGCCAAATAAAAGGTAGAGCGCTATGCCCGCGGCCAGTGTGCTCTTGCCATTTTTCCGGGGGATCTCAATGTAGCACGTCCGATACTGACGCATACCATCAGGTCGTAGTGTGCCAAATAGTGGAGCTATGATGTCGTTGTATTGCCAATCCGATAACACTAAAGGCCTGCCCGACATCTCGCCCTTGCTATGGGTCAAGAAATGCTCGAAGAAGAGCTTAGCCTTTTCTTCAGGCCTAAGCTCTACTCGTTTTGTTTTCACGCTTGCCATGTGTTACCCAAGAATGCGCAGAGCAATATCGTCGATGTCATCCTCATTAGGTCCAGCAGGATCGATATTTCCGCTTCGTGTTTTGCGGCTACGTGGGGTCAGCATGAGCACGGTAAACGTAGATCGCAACTGGCTCTCGGCATTGCGTAGCTCTCCCCAGAGTGGGTGCATGCGCTGTACGCCACGCTCATCAGGCGTAGTGAAAGGTTCGTTGGCTGCTGCCAGTCGCATCGCCTCGACGCGGGCGAGCTGGTGCGCTGCCATGATGAGCACCTCGGCGTCTGCGGCTGCGACTCCCGTGCCCGACGATTGATGAATCCGATTGCATAGACGAATCCAGCATTTGCGCACCTCCACCGGCAATCCTCTCGGTGGAGTCTGCGACATCGCAATGGTCTCGTTCTTTGTCGGTTTCCTGCCGCGTGGCATGATATTTACCCTCATCAATGCCTAGATACCCGAACAACTCCCTGAGAGTAGATACGTCTAGGTCTACAGTCTGCCATGCTTCAGTATACCCGTCAAAACGACCCATAAAAGCCTGATCGCCACGCGGGATACTCTTGGCATCTAGCTCATGCTTAATGCGCAACTCAAGCTGATGCGCCGCCTCGCCATTCATCGGACCGATCATGTCTAGTTGCGTCCAGCCACTATAACCATGGCGTCTCAGTCTTATGCCAGTGCCATTTACAGTGTTGGTAATGCCAATCTTTAATTGTCCTGGGCGGCTTATTAAATACACCCATCCAAGCTCGTTACGCCTAAAAGATCCTTTAGTGCAATTTGGGCAGCCCGTACGACAATGCGCTCTATTTTTAATGGATGACCAATACATAGTCGGGCAATTGGGGCATTGCCATAAAACTTGCAAACGGCTTTCTTGACTAACAATCGATGGATCTGGCAAACCAAATACTGCAAGCGCAGCCAATTCAGAACGGGTTTGACTTAATGGTTTAAATATTTTTCCTTTGTGGTAAGCGCTTCCTTTGTATTTTCTGGCATTCTGCATTCTTGCACAAGATGGACATGTTTTTGATCCATTTCTTGTGCGCCAATGAATTTTAGTTTTCCATTCATTGCCACAACTACAACGCCACGTTGCCATAAACATGCTGCCAGCAAGTAATACTTTTGGATCGCCAACAATCATTTGAGCAGCTAATTCAGGATGAGTTTGTGCTAATGGCAACTTACCTCCCCATGGTGTCTCCGCAGTTTTTGTAAATCCAAGTCTTTTAAATTGAGCTATATGTTTTGCACAAAAACCTTTTTCCGCATGCTTGCCAATACATCCTTCAACATTGCATATCTTGGCAACTTTAAAATATTTTTCTCTAACCAACATGTGATCCGACCTCAAGTACCTTTAGATTCTTGTTCAGGTGGCGATGGCGGTCTTCCTCCCATTTTAGGGGGTTTTTTGACCCCCCCTTGGCATTTTTTTTGATCAAAAAAAATCAGCCAGAAATTTTCTTCAACAAAATCTGAAGGGCAAATTTCAGGATAATTCCCACGACAAACGGGCTGACGCCTGCAATCGGATGACCTTCATCTTCAGTGCCAGCGATGACGGACTCGATCGCAGTAATCGCATCGTCGTCGCTGGTCTCGTCTGGCACAGAGCCAGCGACATTGTCGGCAGGCACAAACGTCTGGCCGAAATAGACGACGACCTCAATCAAGGCGTCGAACACGGGCTTGCCCCATGGCGTCTGGCCACGGGCAAAGCTCAGCAGAGTCACGAGAGCGTTAGTCGGAAACATGTGATCACCTCCTCATAGTCCACAATATCGAAACTGGTCTAGGTCTAGGCTGAGCTGGTGGCTTGGCCACTGGTCTCCTAACTGGCGCGACGTACCGCCGCACCTGAGGAGCAGGCGATGGTCATGTCGGGCACGGTGGTGCGGCCAGCATGAGCCAGATGATTGCGATCATGTCTGCACCGCCTGTAATCCCATAGCGCTCAGGCAATCAGCAAATCCCCAGAGCATACCCGTCGATTGGCCCGGATCATTAGTCGCATACAAAATCCCGTCAGGATTCCCACATCTCCAGTAGGTGATGCCAGGAGTATCGTCGAGGCCTAATGACTCAAGCGCCTGCCGTATCGCCTCGGTCACAACAAACGATGAGCCGTAATGAGTTGCTGGTTCTGATCCATTAGCGGATAGCTTGCACCCATACAGCTCGGGTGTATCTGGATTGCGAGGCGCGCCATCGTCACACGGGAACGCAATATCCAGCGCAGCGATTGCGCCCGGCATGGTTTGCGCAAGCGAAATCACATGTACAGTATGCTGCCAAATTGTAGGCATTAATAGATGCTCCACTTGGCGTTCAGGTAAGTGCGAACACTAGATTTTTCATCAGCGCTCAAGCTTTGATCATACACCAGATATTCGCAAACAACGCCGCACGAACTCATGGCGTAAATGTTGTTGTTGACTACAGTCGCGTTACTAAAGGTCTGATATGACGACCCGTTTTTCAACAACTCGTCACTAGACTGTGATGATTTCACAAACTCGATCAAGTATTTTCCAGTATCCGAATGCGATATTTGTGATCCTACAAAGCCTGAGTCTGCCCAAGCCACTCCATCTCGGACAATCCTAAATGTAGAGCGGCTATTGGGAACTGCTAAACCAGAAGTGAAAAAACGATAAGCAACGCAATTCACAGTTGTAATCGAAGAAACTGGAAACCGGATAACTGTAAAAGTATGCCTAGGGTAGTTAGCCCCTGCCGTGCCACTGATCGTGTCATTTGACACGTCAAATTGAATAGCATTACGCCCATTTTCTAACGCTAATTTTAACGCCGGTTTTTTCGTGCCATCACTTTGTGTCGCGTGCCGTCCATTTGCGCTCTTATCTGCCCAATACCCCACCGGGTCACCATCCGCCGAGGCTGCTGTAGTGCCGTTGCTGTTCTGGAAAAGTGTGCTTGCATCTGCGGCATCCAGCCATAGCTGCAAGCCGCCTATGCTTGCAGGAGAAAATGCTCCTTTAGGCGTTGAGGGATTAGCAGGAGATAATCCTATCGAAATTTGCACCTAGCAACTCCTAGTAGAGATTGATGATTGACGTTGCGGTGGTCGATGTGCTGAGTACGTGAGTCACGCGAATAGGTAGCACTGTGCCAGCGGGCACACCCGTAAACGTCACGTTGCCACCGCCCTGCATGGTGACGACTAGATTGCCAGCGCCACCGACGTAAAGTGCGCGGCTGACATAGACAAGCGGTGCTGTATCGGATGGTGTAACTGCGGCGGCATCGTTAGCCGGGCTAGTCATGCCCTCGATAAGCAGCATCTGTTGATCAATTGCGCCTGCGGTCGTGGTCGTTGTCGTGGTCGTTGTTGGCGCCGCCGTGGTCGTGGTCGTTGACATCTCTAATTCCTCACCATAGGGCTACGATCTTGGGGGTATTTGATGTGCCGGTTGCCCATACTCGGGTCACTCTGATAGTGAGCAGTGTATGCGTTCCGTGATCAATCGTAACAGTACCACCACCGAGCATTGTCACAGTGACTGTACCCCCTGCGCCACACCACAGTGCGCGCGTCGCGTAGGTGAGATCCACTGTATCGCTCGGCGTGACCGCAGCAGCGTTGTCGTAGGGAGAGGTTAGCCCTTCGCCCAGTAGCGCATGCAGGTCTATGGCTGGCATCGATGATCCTCCTACTCTCACTCTACTATACAGATTACCGGGTGCGCAATTGCTCCAGCGCAGTTTTTCTCGAGTGGCACGAGTGGCATAGCGGCTGGAGATTGCTGCGGTCATTTGTCCCACCTCGAGCCAGCGGCACAATGTGATCGACCTGCGATGCCGCGCCACCGCATGTTCTGCACATCGGCTCTTCTCGTAACACCATGAGACGCCATCTCGCCCAGGTGCGATCGTAGCCGCGCAGTGCTGCCGATGGTCGTGTCTCGGGTGCTCGGTTGGGTCGCGGCAGGTGGTGTCGTGCTGGTCGATGATTCGGTATGCGGTCGGCCATTAGCGTCTCTCCTACTCCCGCCAGCCCAAAGACCCCATAGGCGATAGCCGTATGGGGTTTTGGGTGGCGGCGCCTACCCTTATAGTACTCTCACACGCGCGCGCTCTTTGTATTTGTATTTATGTATTTGTATTTAGTGTATGTGTAGCGCCGTCACTGCCACTGGCCTACATTCCATTTCGGCCAGCTGGCAGCTGACGGATCGTAAGCGTTACGTACGCGCGCGCGTGAGAGCGGGCACATGGGGGCGCATAACGTCAGAGCTTTACACAGTTGGGGCGCCAAGGCGTTATCTTTGCAAAATCGTGAGATCGGCCAGCAAGAAAAGATAATCGATTCTAGGCCATGTTATTCACGATTGTGGGCCATGCCTCGATATCACGATCTGCACACATGCTGCGCTGATCGGCATCATGTCGTAGCTCACCTCGATGTGACGGACGATGCCGCAGTTGTCGTCAGCAATTACGCACCAACGAACTAGCCAATCGAGCGTTGGCTTGACGATGTTGTCGATGTCACGATCTCTTCGCCATCCAGTACCCGAGCGCACCGTGATCGATATCGACACGGGCGTCTGGATCGCGTCACGTGGTACACGGGTCGTGAGACCGATCAGATCACATTCCTCGAGCCAGCGAGAGTACTGCGCAGACTTGACTACACGACCGCGGCGAGCTGGTCTCCAGATTGCGTTCGCGCTCGGGGGCACTGGCAGCGTGATCAGGATTGGCGCTTGCATCGTGCTCTCTCCTGGGCGAGTCTCTCGACCTCGCGTGGATCGAGTCGATGATGACCATCACCGGGTCGCGGAGTGAGACGACCCAGCTCGACGAGAACACGGACATATCGAGGTGATACCCCTAGGATCTCAGCCGCTCGACGCGTCCCTACGGTCTCCATCGGATGTCCTCATGACGACGGGATCTATTGTCGATGATAACCGCAGGAGGATCAGACATGCGATACCGGATCATATTGTCAATACCGCTCATATTTTTTGCGTGCGGGTGCACAGGTACGCAAATCTCTGCGAGCGTAAGTTACAACACGGCAACGACTTCGGTCACAATCTTTGCCAATCGTTAGAATTCTAGTTGACAGGTTCCACGACCGGAAGTATTGTTCTGGTGTCGGGCACATCGCTCGACACGACAAGTGATACGAGACACGAGGCAGACATGAGCACCATCAACCAGATCAGCGACCGTCAGATTGTCAAGTGTGTATCTGAAGCGATTTCTGACGCCACCCGTTGGGGCACTAATTGCCACGATATTATTGCCGGTCGTCTGCACAGGATTGGCGTCAAAACTAACGACATGGCAGAGAGCACAGATAGCTATGAACTGGTCTGCCTAGCCGATGGCCGATGGGTTTGCTGGACGCCATGGCAGGGTGCCAACTCAGTCGTAATCTGCGACTGACACGTACACGGGTAGCGGGGTCGTCCCTATGCAAAATATGTCGTAGCGCAAAGAGAACCACTACGACATATCAGCGGCGGGGAATGTGACGTTGACTTCTTTGTGCGGTCCCGCTGCCCCTGTTTTTTTGGAGAATCGATGGCACGTAAGGCGATAACGACTTCGACCGCAATGGCAGCCAAGGAGCTTGGCTGCTCGATTCGCTGGGTCAACTATCTCATTACCGCTCGGCAGTTGCGCGCTGATCGTGATGAGCGAGGATTCTGGCAAGTACACGTGGCCAGCGTCCAAGAGGAAAAAAAGGCACGGACTGCACTAGGAAAACTACGGAGACGCAAGGATGCGCGGATTGACATTGACTCGGCGAGAGGGGGAGCACGTGGTGCTCACCGTGCAAAGAGGTGAGGAAGTGGTCGTGCTGGCTGTTGTGACGCTGGCACGCCTCGACTCATCATCGGCTCGGCTGCGGATTATGGCGAGCCCTGAGATCGGGATCAGGCGATATCAGGGACCACTCACGGATGAGGTAGCACCAACATGACGATTGAGACATTGGCATCAGCGCAGCTATTGCTGCGTGACGGGTACAGCATCATCCCAGTGGCGCGGGCGAAAAAGCCTGCGATTCCATGGGCACCGTACATGCTGAATCGTGCTGATGAGCAGACGATTCAGCAGTGGTACACATCGTCATCAGGGCACGGCATTGGTATCGTGTGCGGTCATGTGAGCAACCAGTTGCTGGTGCTGGATGTCGAGAGCGAGGACGCATGGCTGCGCCTGCTGGATACTGTCCGACTGGGTGCTGATCAGCAGCTGCTCGACATGATCGAGACCAGCAGTCTGAGCATCACGCCATCGGGTGGTCGTCACCTGCTGATGCACCTCGACTACTCTACTCCACCGGGTACTGTGCTGGCTCGGACGGCTGCGGGCAATGTGCTGATTGAGACTCGCGGGCAAGGGCACTACATCGTCGCTG